CGTAGAGCGTATCTAAATACGTTTTGAGATAAGCCTTGAGATTTGTCCCCGTAACTCGCTTGGCTGCGTTAGAATCGGCTGAATCAACGATGTTAAACGAATCGGCATCAATCGGGGTTGTCTTGCTGGATGCTCCTGCAAATTTGCTTTGTATCCATGTCCAAATCGCCGTCAGCGTTGAGTGCTTCGGTGCGTCTGATGCTGCCGAGTCAAGGATAGCCACCTTGTCAGCGTCAACTGGGGTTGTTTTTGCCGTGCCGAACTTGGTGGTCAGACCCGCTGCTGTTGGAACGCGCTCGTCACTAAGTCGGCTGTCGTTACCCTGTGTAAAAGTGTTTGCCGTTGTCCCGAACGATCCTGTCGTTAAGACGCCGCTGGTCGTGGTGATGATCGGCAGGTTTTCGGTCGATCCGATCTTGCCGTCATTGCTGATATTCCCGTGCGTGTGGCTCAAGGGTGTCCTAGCATCGCTAAGTCTTGCGTCATCCCCAGCTGCTACCGTGCCTGCGGTTGTGCCGACATTAAGTGCTGCTGAGTTGCCAAGCGTAGGAGTTCCGCTGAGATCGGCATACGCGCCAGTAGTTGCGACTGTAGCGAGATCGCCTGGCTGTATCGCTGAATCCGCTAAAGATCCTTGTGCTGATGTTGCTGCTCCAATACTAACAGGTGTTATTGGATCGCTACCATTGCTTGCATGGGTGCTAGCGTGGTGCGGTACAGCTTGACCTAAACCAACTAACAAAGATTCATTGTTATCAAATGCCGTTCCAGCAGATGATTCAAGCGTAACTGGAAGGGTATAATAAGCCGTTGATGTATTAGCTCCAGTTATAGTTGGTGTTCCAGAAACTTTCCAAACTTGGTTTTGTCCGGAATCATCGCTATCTTGTAAAAATATTTTATTACCGACTTCAATAAAGCCCAAAATCAACTCAACATCTAAATCATCAGAAGTTAGATGGGAGATAATTAAATTTGTGGCACTAGCTTGTGTTGCGTTGTTCCAAATTACATGACCATCGCCGGGATAACCACTGGTTATTGATGTTTTGGCTTTATATCTCCAAAGTGAGCTAGAAGCTCCGTCTAAACCAGCAGCTCCTTGCGGACCGATTCCATCCTCAATTGTATATGTTCGTGATTCTCCGTCTTGGGTAATTGTGTAATTTCTCGCCATTGTCTTATTTTTCTAAGATTTCCCATTCCCCCTTGAAGTCGGTATGCTCTACGTTAGTTCCGAACACTTTAATATTAACTGTATAAAAGCCCGGTGTTAGGCTTGCCGTTTGTGCTGCTGTAATGCTGGCAATCGTGTAATCCCAAGCACCCGCGGTTGCCACGTTAATGGTTACGCCGGTAGACGAGCTATCAAGCGTTAAAGATGCTACATCGCTATCTTTAGGTTCAATCGTAACTAATACCCTATTTAGCGTAAAAGTGGCAGCGGTATCGACTAAATTAATAGACGGGAGGGTATCACCTTGGGTAATTGCTGCCCAGTCCCATCTCATAGGTTTTAAGTCAATAGCCATTGCGGGGGTAATTTGTTAGATTTTGTTAGATTTTGCAAGAAAAAATTGTTAGGAAGATTGAGTAAAGCTCCAAAGCATAGGGTCATGCCTTAATACTTGCTTTGTTATTGATGCTATTCCGTCAGTAAGTGCTACTTGTGCTATTTCCCAATAAAAAGTATTTGCCGTGTTATCTATGGGCATTGTTTCTGCAAATCCAACTGTGATGGATACGTTGGGATCTGGCATGGTTCTTAAAAGGGTAATTTGAATATCTCCAGATTCACCATTTGAGTCAGCTACAATATCAACTAAAGGGAATGTGCTGGCGGTTGATACAACCTCCCCATAAATAACGCCAGTTGCTGCTGTAATCGTTACGTTGCCACCATCCCAATCACCAAATCCTGCCATACTAATAGATGTTAAGCCATAAGTATCGGTATTAAGATACGAATGAATTCGCCCTTCGCCGACATAAATAGTAGCATCACCATTAGCTGTGCATTTCCATGGATGTGAAATTAATTTTTTTAACGAATCAAGATCTGGATTGTTATCACTTTGATTTAATATCTCAATCGTAGTTCCATTTGGTGAGCGTTTTAATCTACCGCCCTTAACATGAGTAATCTGATTAGCCCTTTGCCATGCAATACATTGTTTTGCAAATTCGCTAACTGGTTTCCCGTCAATAGGTTGATCTGGTATTTTCATTAATTGTTATTCCCAAAAAATTTCATCTCTGTCAGATAGTATTTTAATAGCACCTAACCATTCCTCTGATCTATCCCATTTGTTTCTACTTTCAGTCTGTACTGCTCGATCTGCTGATTTACGCCATTCATAATCAACTGGTAAATTAGGCAAAGACGGAGGGTCGTCTTTTTGACCTGCCAAGGATTCAGATGGCAATCCATTGACATATGTAGTTGTTTTTCTAACAACTGGCGAATAATCTTCATACGATTCTTGTCCTTTTTGAATACCTTTTGCAAACAGTATAGCCAACATAGACAAATCAACATATGGAGGATCTTGAGTGATATCCTCATAACGATAAATAGATTTATAATTTGAATTAGGTTCTTGTTTCCATTTTTCTATATCAGTAACATCTCTACTTGTTAGATCAACAAATCTAGGGTGTTCAAACAAAGAGCGTTGAAACATTACCCATTCAATCTCATATGTAGTTGTTGTTGGTGTTCCAGGATCTAGTCCATCATCTCCCCCAGATTGTGCTTCATACTCAAGATTTACTGTTAAAGTTGATTTACCAGTATTTTCTATCTCTACAATTTCAGTATCAACTACAGTTCCAACATATTCTCCCCATGAAGATCCAATATTTGGTTCTGCTGCAATAAGCGTAGCTGTAACATCGATATATTCTATCGTTGTAGATACTTTATTTTCGCTGTTTTTGACCTGCGGAAACCCGTATTTCCTTTTAGCATATATAGATTCGTTAGCCATGATTTAAAATACTGCTGAAAGTTTTAGTTTATTTTGAGCCTCTAACAGTTTAGCTATATACTTTAACTCTGTTACTTGTTGATCTATCTTATTCGATATGTTTTCCCGTCCCATTCCCAATCCTCTAGCTTGCATTGAGTTAACCTCTGATTTGATTGACTCTACATTCAATTTGGCTTGTTGGGTTGGCGTTTCAATATCATCACCCTCTTTTCGCATTGGTAAAGAAATACGACCAGCTGCATTTTCCAATCCTTTCTCTACTCCACCAACTAATTGATTATACAAATAATCTGCTTCTGCCCGCATTTCATCTGCTATTTCATTAGAGATTGGATCTTCACCGCTACCATAAAAATCACCTAGCGACTGTTTAAAAGTTCTTTGTCCAGCCCTAGCGTTTAATTGCTTATCATGCTCTGCTGCGTCACCAGTTAATCCAAATTTTATATCTGCCCAGACGTTTGATATTGAGTTTTTAAGACCCTCAAAAGATGCGTAAATTAAAGCCAAAATCGGTGAAATTATTTCATGCATTTCGTTAAGAATACCTACACCAATATCTTGTATCCAAGCGTTCATTTTTAAACCTGCTATTTCTAACAAAGTCCCATCTGTTAATCCCCTAAATCCGATAGCTATGTTCTTACCTAGATTTTCTCCCAATGTGGTAAAATCTTTTTTATCAACCTCTTCAAGTTGAGGTAACAATTCACCAATAATTCCAGATGCAAAACCTACAAAAAATTGATCCTTCTTGGTGTTTAATCTACCAAAAATATCGTTAGCCTCGTCCATAGCTGCTGCAAATTTAGCAGCTAATTCTGGCATCCGTCCCAATTTGGTGGCAGATTCTTCCATTCCAGCAAATACAGTTACCAGTTTAGACCCGCTTTTGCCGAAAATCTCCATTGCTTTTGCGTTACGCAAAGTTGGATTTTCAATTTTAAGAATAGCGTCTCCAATAACTTTAAACTGCTCTTCTGGTGACATTTTAATTAAGTCTTTTAAACTTAATCCCATAGATTTAAATGGATCAGTTCCATCCATTTTGCTGTTAGCAATGCTTTTTTGCATTTTAGCAATGTCTTTACCGGCATCTTCAGCATCCCCACCGCCATCTCTATAGGCTTGTTGCAACTTCATTAATGCAGCAACACCGATTCCTGTCTGATTTGACATATCACCAATGGCATCGACCATGCTGATCGCACCTTTAGTTCCTGCGATTAACGCAACACCCGTGGCAGCCACCCCAGCAGCAGCATATTTACTACCGCTTAACGCCAATTGTGATGATTTTTTAGCAAATGCGTTTAATGACTTCTTAGCCTTATTCAAACCAATCGTCATTTTATCCCGAACGGATAATTCAGCGTATAAGTTACCAATGTTTTTTGCGCTAGCCATTTAATTGTTTCAGTTTTGATCTTTCTGCTGCTGCTTTTAGGTAAGCTTTCAATCTGTTTTCGCTAAATTCTGAATTTGATTTTCTTTTGGGTTTTGCGTATTCTGGTAGGAAGTCATAAACTGTTAGTTCACCGCCTCCTTTTTTCTTTGATCCAGCCGAAGCTGCTATCGTTAAACTCAATCTAGCTAATCTAAATTCTTCTCTTTTTTGCTTTGTTTCCCATGCTTGTAAGTAGGCTTGGCATTGATTCGGATTTGTGGAGTTCCATTCTTCTTCTTCAATGCCAAGCTCAATTCTAGCGAACGCTATTTCTTCGCGCTCCTTTTTTTTTGTGGGGTTTCAACTTGTGTTGATTCTTTATTAATTGCAATCAATGCGTTTAATATGCCTTCGCCTTCAGCTTCTTGATCTACTGATACGAATAGTGTTTCTGGGTCTGGATATTTGTTGATCTCAGACTTTGGTAACAAGCCCCACAATATTTTAAACCATGAAGATACAGAAGTTTTGGGATTTCTAAGTTGAGCCGATGTGGGCGCTCCTCCGATTTCCGACATTCTGTATTCCAACTGGCGTTGAGTTCCTTGATTCCATTCAAGTTCAACTTCTGATCCAGCTATGATTACTTTGTGCTTCATAATTAATTACGCGTTAGCATAGGTAATCTCACCAGTAATTTTTACTGAGCAGGTAAATTCAACTTTATCATCTAAAGGTGCGCTAGTTGAAAAACCACCAATAATTCCAGTAAATGTACAGGTGGATGAATCTGAAAAAGTAACAACACAAGAAGCAGATGCACCGGGATTTGATCTCAGATGATCTTGCCCTGTATCTGCTGAGTCATAAGCACCAGTTAGTTCAAGCGTGCCACCATCTTTAAGACCACCTACAAACTCCTTCCAGCCACCGGTGCTATCGTGAGTTGTAATATCTACGAAGTTAACCTCTGTACCGCCGGGCGATACATCTGTTAATCCACCAATTGCGTTACTTGCTACGGATACCTCTACGCCGTATGATTTAATTTTAGCCATATTGTTTTTTTAGTTAATGTTTGCTGATGCTGAATATTCGAGTATTTCCCCGAAAAGTTTTGCTGATGGGTCGTATGTTCCCGATCTGTTAGAAAATATCATACTTAAATCCGATGAACCTGCAAGCGTATTTCCGTCTAAAATTGCATCTAATAGAACGGATGTTGAAATTGCTTGGGATTTTGTTTTAGCCCATACTGTTAGGGTGATTTGTGGAAACTCAATGGTTCTCTCACCATCGTGACTGGTTTCCCCCCTAGTTGAAGATATATAATAAACAATATAAGGAGCAGTTGCAGACTGATCCGCTATATCTGGATAAATTCGCGTGCCAACTACTGCTGCTAATTGTGCATTGCCTGTTAGAGCGGTATATAAATCTGATTGGTAACTCATAGCTTTTTAATCTTTTTGGCTATTCTGGCTAGACCGATATTATATCCTTTCGATAATAATTCAACTACTTCCGTTCTTGAGGATTCAACTGCCGATCTAATAAATGGTCTTGCAGGCATTTGGGCAGTTCCGTATTCGACAATTCCAGCGTATTTAACTGGATCTTTTTTGATACTCCTGCCATTAACCATTTGGGTTTCGGCGTAACCGGTTCTTGCTCCAACCCTTGCGCTTAAACTGCCAGAATTTTTACCAGATTTGTTTTTTTTAACTGTAACGCCAATCGATTTTTTAAGCAATCCGCTAGATGTAGGTGCTGATGCTTTTGCTCTTTTTTCAATAGCCTTTGCTGCTGTTCTTAATGCAGTTCTTTCAACCCCATCGCGAATTTGTTTTGGCAGTTTGGATAGTGCTTTTTCAAGCTGCATAAATCCGTCCATTTTAAATTGCATCATCATAACTCAAGCCCTCCTACTGAACGACATGATAACACCAAAGCGTTTCTAATCCCCTCCTCGACAATGCCAACAATATCAAATGTTCTGCCTTTATAGGTTACTCGATTAGTACCGCTGACTAAATTGGGATAATATCTAATGCGAAAATGAACATCTTCTACGTTACGTTCTGACGATCCTATTGTTGATTCAATCTGCTTTTGATTGAGTTGTTCTGCCCAAAGTTTCTTTAAAGTAGCCCACGATTCAACCTTCCCACCTGTAGCATCTCTGCTAAATGTGCGAGTTTGAACTGTAATTTGGCGATTTAATTTACCAGCATCCATTAAAAATAACCAGAACTTTTAAGATTTGTTAGTAATGCACTAATTGTATATGGAATTTCGTTAACTATGTTTCCAATATTAATCGGTGCGCGTTGTTCGTATAAGTGACATACAAACATTTTAATAGCGTGGCGATTAACAGCACTGGCAGGTAATGAACCAGCGGTAAATTCAATCTGTATAGCATCTGGACGATCTGCTATTGCTGGTTCTGGATTGATTAGTTGAATAACACCAACATCTAATGTTGTAATTACTCTGTATTCATTAGTTGATAGTGTAGTTAATGCACCTCCGTTTGCTGGATAATACTTAACGCTTTCAACGCTAGATAATGGATAACGATAAAGCGGAATAGTTAATGGCTTTGCCCTATTGATTAATCCATAAATAGGATCAATATATTCAGCGCGATTATTGTTAGTATCATTAAACAAATCTTGCCACGTTTCAGCGATTAAAAGCCATCCGGTAGATGCCGAACTACGACAAGTTAAACTATCAATATATTCCCTAGCTACCGGTATTAAATCAGATAAATACTCATAATCGTCCGATGAATCAACCCGTACGTGTTGAGTTACCTCTTCTAAAGATACCGGTTCTATTTGAGGTTGCCTAGAAATATAATAGTTAGGTCGCATTATTTACGTCCTTTTTTGGGTTTTCTGGTAATTGCTGCTACTTCTTTAGCAGGCATTGCAGCTTCTGCGCTTTCTATTTTAATAGCTTTAGATTTGTTATCCGAAACAAAAATTTCTGCGCATCGACAAGCTATTAGTTCGTTGGCGATGTGAGGAGCAAAAGATACGATTTCCCCAGCTGGGTATGGATCGCCTTTTGCAAAGCAATTTCTTAGAATTTTTACGAATACTCTTCCGTTTGTTTCCATGTTTTTAGGTGTTTTGTGAAATTTTAGGGTTATTCCCATAATATATGCAGCGTCTATTGCTGCGCTTCTAATAGCGTTATAGTCTTTGTAGTGATCGTTTCTAAGTCTGGTTTTCCATTCAAACCCATCAGCATGATTATTACCCCCATCAAATCCAACCATTTCGATTTTACGAACACCCATGATATAGAGTATTTGTATTGCGCTACCAAGCGTTCCCCTGCGTATTGTAAGCAATTCCGCAAGTTCAGATTGGGGTAATTTAAGTCTCGTATCATCACCCGTATCTTTAAATGTGACAACATCGCAATTAACCGCTCCTTGAATAGTGCTGTCGTATTCATGTAAGCATCTAACAGGTTGAAATAGCACTTGTCCAGCTTTGTATGCGTCTTTCCATAGCTTAACGCCATCGTTGGCGAAGCCATATTTACATTCTGGAACATGAGCGATAACATCATTTATGGCTAATCTTAATCTTCCTGCTGTCTTAAAATCAAATCCTGTAAGAGATTGACCCTTACCGAACAACCAAGCGGTTTCGCCTGCATGACGGTCGATAAAATCGGTAAGGTTCATCTTAAATTAGTTAGACGGGTGAGCCAATCTACACCCGTCTAACTGTTAGTTTTATGCAGTCAAAGCATCCAGCATTGCGCTGAACGATTGAGCGCGACGAACACCTGCGTCATAGTAGGTATTAGCTACAAGGTGGCGTTGACCTGCTTTTGCATCAGTCGAATCGCGAACCATCTCAAGCTGAATACCACCCCAGTAACCAACTACGAAGTCAGCAGCATTTCCGAAGAAGATTGCGCTGGAGAGCGATTGGTTGCCCTTGGTGAGGGTTGAGCTAATAGCGTTAGTAACGCTGGCAGCGTAGCCGTTAAGCGGTGCTTCTGGAGTACGAACGTCCCAAACCTTGACGGAATCTGTCGAAGAAGTGTTGAGGGTTTTCTTCAGTTTGCCACGAACTTTAGCATTGGTGAAATAACGAACATTACCTTCCAAGGCATTGTCGATTGCTACTTCAGTTTCAAGGTCTACGATATCAGCCCAATCTGGAGCAGCTCCGTTAGTACCACCAACTACTGAACCAATGCCAGAAGTTCCAGCGATACCGGTTGGTTCGCTAGTTCCAGTTCCGTGGAAAAATGCTTTTTCCTTAACTGCTGCCATAGCGTTTCCGATTTCGTTAGAAACGAATTGAGCGATGTTCTGATCGCTTTGTGCAAGCAATTGATCAGAAATAACTGCATAACCAGCGAGACGTTTTGGCGTGAGGTTAAGATCCGTGAAAGTTCCAGCAACATCACCAGCAGCTTCATTCTCGGTTTTCTTGGCAGGTGCGCTGCCTTGAACGTAACGAGGAATGTCTAGGTTGTTAACAAGACCAGTAAAGACCATTGCACCAGCAGACTCAAGAACTGAGCTGTTATAGAAGTCGCCAAGCAATCCGCGTTTTTCGGTTGCTACAAGCGCACCACCGTATTGATCGGTAGTTCCACCGGTAACGCTAAGATTGGCACGTTGCTCTTTGAGCAGCATGGAAGGAATAGCGATTCCGTTAGAATTAAGACCTGCTTGACGTGCTTCTTTTTCGCCTTCTTGAATCATCTCGGCTTCGATGCCATCGATCTGAGAAGGTTGACCGCGGTAAACTCGATCAAGATGACGAACAACTTTACCAAGCGTGAACTTGGCTACATCGTTGCTTTCCTTCTTGGAGAGTTCTGGAGCGAGTTTGGACTCGCGAGCCATTTGACGCATTTCTGCATCAATAGTAGCTGTCAAGCCATCAATCTCACCTTCGAGGGATTGGAGTTTTTGGGTTTCTTCACCAGACAAAGCGCGATTTTCTGCACCTGCAAGGTTAAGGATTTCGCGAGCCTGTTTGACAAGTCCGCCACGTGTTTCTTGGAGCAATTTTAGCTTCATGTTTATTTGTTTTTTGTGTTAAATGGCAGACTTGTCGATTAGCTCCAAAAAACGCTGCCTGTGTTTGATGGAGTGGTTTTCCGTAGGAATCGAATCTTCTGATTCTTCTTCCTTGTGAAATTCTTGTGCTAGCGTTTGTAGCGATCTAGCAGATACTTCTGTATCCTCATATGCTGGATATGTAACTGGTGCTACATCATAAAGACGCGATACTTTATTAATTGTTCTTCTAACAACTGTTATTCCGTTTTCTTCTGTTTCAGTCATGGTTTGTCCCCCCTCTTCGCGAGATACGGAAAAACTAAATGAGCTTTGATCTATATCACCACGCTCTAAAGAAACCATTAGATCGCGTCCTGCTTGGGTGTCTGGTGCTTCAAACTCATAAAAAAGACCTACATTATCGATGCCAATTCTAAGTGTTCCCTCTCCGTTTTTAGATCGAGCTAAAATATTGTCTGGTTCGTGATTAAACAATGCTCTAACATCGTCATTTAGCACCCCATCAAATGCTCCCCTTGCGATGGTTTCGTAAAATTGCCAATCGCTAGAACCAAGATTGTTAGATTCAGTTTCAAATTTTGCAGCGTAACCAAATACGCGTTTAGATTTGCTACCATCTTCCTCGTCCATGCGAAGTTCAATTGGATTATTTAACAAACGAGTTTCCCGTTGTCCGTCAATGAGTGATATGAGATTGCGTTTCATTATGCTTCTGTTGCTATTACTTGTATTTTAACCGCTGCTGTATTGGCTTGTGCGTAAAGAGTAGCAGACTCTGGGCGAATAAGCATATCCTTTCCAGCCAAAAGTTTAAGCTTAAAAACTGTTAGACCAGAATCACCACCAAATTCAACGTAGTTTGTTGAATCTAGATTTTTAATAATAACCAGTCCGGGCGCACCTGTTATTTCACCGAAATTAACAGTTTCAGCAGTTGTTGAAATAGATTGAACACTAGAGATCATATCATCCCCAGTCATATTTTCGCTACTTGTTGTTGAATAGCTAACTGATGCCCCAGTTTTATTTGCGCTCATTCTAACAGTTTTTGATATTTCGTTTGCCATATTAGGAAATTGTTTCTAATTCTGATTCTGATTCTGATTCGCTATATGATGATTGACTTGAACCTGCATTAGCGTTTAAAGGTTTTCCGTAATCATCGCCACCATCTTCCTTAGAAATCTTTGGCTCATCTAACTTTGCGCGAATGTCATTTACGGAATAAACGCCGATATTACGCATCGTTTGGAAGTATTGCGCAGTATCGTTTCGGCTAACACCCGCTAATTCATCACGATCAAAGCGGAAATAATAACCTTCTCTAACTTGTTCTGTCGTTAACAGGGTGCGGTTCAACGCTTCCTCAAACGATTTAAGATGTGGATCTAATGAAAAATTTAAAAAGCCTAGTGTTTGCTGTTCAATGCCAGTTCCCCAAGTGGTTGATGCCGTAGTATCTCCAATCAAAAATGATGGTATTTTATAATGTCTGGCTATTTCTTGTAGTTCAAAACGTCTTGATTCAATAAATTGGGCATCGCTCATACTCATGCCGTTAGTCGCTTTGAAATCAAACATTCCGTTTAATACCGGAATACTTCCAGCCTTGGCAGATCCAGAATACTTAGCGTTAAATTCCCTGCGAGCATCTTCTAATTGATCTGGTTTTAGGGTGTTGTTTGTTGTCAGATAACCCGGAAACTGAGTTCCGTTTTTCATCAAACTACCGGCAGCTTCAGTCTGACTAATTGCAGTTCCGATGCTTTCACGTAATAGCGTAATTGGTGAGATACCAGTAATGCCATCCCTAGATAGCTCCCTAATATGAATAACATCATATGTAGTTAAAAGTTCATTAAATCCTTCCACTTTATAAACAACCTCGCATTGACCATTGGATTTACGCCACATTCTAGGCGTTACATCGCATGGTCTTAGCCATTCAATGCTGATAACATCACCGAATGAATCTCTAAAAACTCTGGCGTATCCGTTGCCACCTAGTCCTTTGCCAGTCATCATTAACTGTCTTAGCTCAAAGCTTGTATGCAACCCGCTTGGAACTGTTGATAAAGCTATTTGACCAGAGTTGTCTTTAATCTCTTTAGGTCCGTCTGGAGTCTTTTGAAACAATTCAATTGGTAGCTTTGCTACCATATCTGAGAGTAACGATACGCAAGCATAAACAGCAGAAACTCCTAATGCTGTTTGTTCGTTAACTGGAGATCCACTTTTAGAAGATCCACCAAGAACGCTAATTAGTGTTTGAGTCGGATTTGACATACCTCCTAAATCAATAATATCCGATCTTTTTTCTTTTCCGTCATCGGACATGGAGGCATTTCCGCTCTTAAAAAAAGAACGAAAACGCTCACCCATGCCGACTTGACTACGAACCAAACTACTAAACACGGGGGTATTAACAGTAATTTCTAACAACTATGCAAGCAAAATTTATTAATTTTTTATTAGAAGGCGAAAAACTGATAAGTTGAATCGTCTCTGCTCATTGCTCTTCCTAGTGCCATAAGCGTTCCAACTACAGGATCTATCTTGTTAGATTCGTTTTCTTTTCTTGGATATACGTTATCTTTTGCGTCGTATTTACCGCAAGTATTAGCTATTGCCCATGCCAAAACTGGATCTCCATTGTGTATTATTTTGCCAGAACGAATTAAAGCATCTAACTCTTTCATCGGTTCGCTCATTGTTAAAACAGTATTTCGATATTCCACAATTGGTATTCCTTCTCTTTCTAGTGCTGGAAATACACCCCATGCCCTATTGGGATCGGATGGCATTTCATTAACTTGATAGTCAGCACATAGCTTAATGGCTTCGTTCTTAAACTCCTCTAAATCTATAACGTCATCTCCGGCTATTTTAAGCCAACCTTGAATATGCCAATTTCGATAATGCTGATTCTCTGGTCTATCTAATGCTGCCTCAGTTATCCAATATGTTCCAAACAAAGCGTAATTTCTATTTGGTAAAACGAACAAATGCATCAAAGCCGTTAGATCGTGTTTAGATGATAAGTCACCAGATAAATACGATGGATATTCTTTGTAATCTTCCCGCTTAATATCTCGCTTTAATTGCTCCCATTCCGTTATGTTGAAAAAGCCCTCTTTCGCGGTTACCCATTGATTCAAATATTTGGTCTTAAATGATCCCTGTTTTCTGGCAGTTTGCTGAGATACCTTTAATTCAGCTAACATTCTTTCTGCATTAATTGAAACACCCCAGTTCGGATTTGCTTTGATTAAAGACTGCTCGCTATCCCATCTATCTTCTGAATCAATCGCATAAATAATGCAAAATGTAGTATCATCTTCGAAGCCACCAGTATTTTCTAATATTCTTTCGCATCCCTTCCAGTCCTCTCTACATGGACTAGAAATGTTTGATCCTGCGGTTGATATAACGAGACTTAATGGTTGATCCCTTGCTCCCATACCCGTTTCCATCGTATCAATTAACTCGCTGGTTTTGTGTTCGTGATACTCGTCAATGATCGCACAATGTGGGGAACTGCCATCACCCGGCTTGCCGATAATTGGTAAGAACTTGGAGTTGTCGTTTTCTCTAACTAGCGACTGAGCGTTAACAGATATCCCCAAAAAACTAGCCATATCGTCACGTTTTAACATCATTTGTCTTGCCGGACTAAAGACTTCCCAAGCTTGTTTTTCACTGGTCGCACCAGAATAAACTTCAGATCCAGCCTCTTTGTCAGCGAATCCCATATACAATCCAATACCCGCTCCCAAAATAGATTTGCCGTTTTTACGAGGTACATAAATTCTGGCTTTATGAAATCTACGTTTTCCGTTAGATTTTTTTACCCATCCGAATATAGATCCGACTATAAATATTTGCCATGCCTCAAGTTCTATCAACTGGGTCTTTCCTTTAGCGTTAGGTGAAGCCCATTTGCCTTTTACATGGGGTAATTTTTCAATAAATCTACATGGTTTAGATGCCAAATCCTCATCAAAACGATAGTTAAAATCTTTGGTTATCGAGGAAGCCAAGTCTCGTTTATGTCTTTCGCAGGCTAATTTCACCCACTTACAGGCTGGAATTTTACCAGTTAAAACGCCTTTTACATAGTCATTTAGCGTTCCTATATAGTCTTTAGATTGCATTTTTTATTGCTAAATAAACTCGGCAAACTCGCTATCTTCGTTCTTCTTTGGTGGCACTAACTTGCCTATTGCTGTTGGTGTTAATCCAATAGCTGTTAGATATTTGTGAGCTACACCCTGTGCGGAAGTCTTTATGGTAAATGATGGATTTTTAGTTTCTCCCCTTTCGGTGATACTTATAAATCCTCGCTGATTCAAATCCTTAGTAGCTATTTCAATATCGCCACAAGCACCAGCAGCTATGGTCATAAACTCAGCATATGCAGGAGACAATATACCCAGTTTATCCATTTCATTAACTATTCTAGCCCAAGCTTTTTGACCTTCTGGAGATAATTCATGAGTCGGAAATACCTCTCCTTTTTCTGGTTCAATTTCATCACGAACCTTTTTAGATCCGCGAGCAATAAGTATTGCGTTAGGTGTTTTAATGCTTCCTGCCATGTCTTATCTAACAACTATTTCGTTAGATTTGTCAAACGCGTTTTTTGATTTTGTAG